ATCTCCGAGATGCGGCCGCGGATCATCTCGTCGCTGTTGCCCGCCAACTCGCCACTGCGCTTGTCGGGGGTCATCACCAGAGCCTTGATCAGTTGCTGGCCACGGTTGGCGTAGATCACCTGCATCACGCCCTTCCAGCCGGCAGTCCCTAAGGTGACCTTGACCGCTTCAATCTGTTCTTGGTTGAGCATCAGATCGCTCCTAGGGGTTGCGGCTGCTGGACGTTCATCTGTTGTCCCAGGACGCCCGGGCTCAGTTGCTCCAGGTTCGTGGCTCCTGGGGCAGCCTCGGCGCCCTGCGGGGCTCCCTGGCCTTGCGCAGCCGCCATCAGGTTGACCATCGAGGGCTGGCTGTTCAGGAAGTCCTGGAAGTTGGGGTAGTCGAACAGTTGGAAGCCTTGTTTCAGCCAGTTGGCCCAGTTGACGATCTGGAGCGCCGCGGGGTTGGCTGACATCATCTGGCTGAAGGCAATGTAGTCCTGCTGTCGGATGCTCCGGCCCAGCATCTGAGAGGCTCCGACGGCTCGGGCCTTGTAGTCGGCGGCGAAGTCGTCCTCATCCACCGTGACCCGCTCTTGGTAAGGCATGCCGGTGATGGCGTTGACGCTCGCAATCGAGCCGATGTACTTGGTGTAGGGCTTGGGCAAGAGTCTCCGGTCGAGTTCCCAGAAGGCATTTGCCAAAGGCTCTACCATCCCCTGCTCGATCGCCAGGCTTTCCATCGCTACCCGGGTCAGGGCGTTCTCCTGCCGTCCGAGGAATCCTCGGGCGGTCTCTCTACCGCCACCTCCGCCCCCACCCATCAAGGCTTCGGTCTGGCCGGTGCCTAGCTGCATGAAGCCAAACAGTTGCTCAATCTCGGCGTTGCCGAGTTGGACGTTGCGCATGTCCGGGCTCAGCGGGCGGATGTTGGAGTCGTCGGCTGGACCCGTCACCGTGATGATGCGTCCCGACCTGGAAAATAGGTTCTGGGTGTTGATCCCAGCGGTGTCGGAGACGATCCACTGGTTGTCCAGCAACAGGTCCACCGAGTCGAGCTTCTGGTTGTTGAGCCGGTCCGCTGTCCTTTGGGGACCGTAGGCGATCTCGGCCTTGGCGATCCCGTCGAAGCTGTAGGGGTCGCTCATCGGAGCGCAGGCGATAAAGGGCTTCCGCTGGTTCGGGAGCTGGGACTCGCGGTTCTTCAGGACCACTCGTTCGTTGCCGATCGCGATACAGCGTGCCCGGATCCCTGAGGTGGCAAACTCTGAAGGCACTAGGCCGTGCATCTCCCAGATCTCTACCGGCTTGGCGAACCTCTCGTTCTGGCGGGCCTGGTAGTCGTACTCGTTCCGGTAGGTGGTCCGCCGCTGGGTGTACTCGGATGCCCCGGCTCCAGTCATCGGGAAGTCTTTCAGCATCTGGACCGCCGACTTGTCGAAGTAGGGGTAAGGGCCCTCAGCGTCTTCCATCAGGTCGTCCCAGTCAGCCCAGTAGCGGTGGATCACCCAGGCCATGTCGTCAATCCGGGTCCGGGCCGGCTGCTGCCAGAAGTCCAGCCGGTCGATGGTCTCCCAGGTCGGGCCGTTAAAGAGTTCGGCGTCATACTCCCTCATCACCGGGACCGAGAAACCGGGGGCGATCTCTTCGTTCTGGACCGACCGGTTCCTGCGGGTAACGTTCTTCCAGCCGTATCTCAGGATCCCGGTGCCACAGATATCGGCCTGGAGGAAGAAGTCGATCGCCCGGATCACCGAGTCGCAGTCCTTCATCTGGGCCGAGATCAGCATCTCTGCCTTCTTGGCAGACCCAGCGTCTTCCGGTGCGTAGCCTTCAAAGTTGACGATCGGCCAGGCACCGAAGGAAGTCTGGACCTTCCTCGCCACGTCCGACTGGATCATGGCGAAGGTGAAGGGGATCGAGATCTGGTTGCGGAACTGGGAGCCTCTTCCGTCCCAGACCCCGCGGTAGGTGTTGTACTGGGACTGGATGCGGCTGAAGACCTTCTGGTTATAGCGCAGGCTCTCTTGCCTGCGGCTATCTACCAGTTCGATCACCCGGCGCCAGTCGGGGTAGTCACGAGTGCGCGTCGGGGAACCGGTGTTGAGGTCGCGTCCTGCGCTAGCCATCCGTGGCCCTCTAGTAGATCTTGATCTGCGGGTTTACCTCTGACTTGCCCGTCTCTACCGCCTTGGACAGTAGCACGTCAATCTCAGCCATCAAACGGTTTCGCTGGGTGTTGAGCGTGTCGAGCTTCTTCACCAGGTCTGGCGGAAGGCCTTCGTTGTCCCGTGCCGCCTCGTGGACTCGGTCCTGGACGAACCACAGCTTCATCGAGGTAGTTATCAGCTTGTCCACCAGAGAGCCTAGGGTGTCAGACATGGGCCATCAGCCATTGATCGCGCCACTCGGGCCATAGGGTCCGCAACTCGAACTCGGTGGCGTTTAGCTGGTTCTCTCCCAGGTTTGACCAGATCACCTTGGGGTTATCGCCGATCGGGTCGTGGACCCGGATGGCGGGGACCTTGAGCGCGCCTGCCAGGGCTACCGGAGCCGAGCCGCAAGCGATCATCGCTCTCGATCCCGCCAGGTAGTGGGCCAGAACGTTGAAGTCGCCCTTGTCGTCGAAGGTGAGCCACTCGGGATAGGTGCGCTGACCAATCTCGCGGTCCCTTTCGGCGCCGATGAAGACAATCTCGTCGAAGGTGGACTCCAGTTCCTGTCTCACCGAGGCGAGGAACTTCCAGAACTGAGGGCTGGCTTTGGTGTGGGTGCAAACTGGCATGCCGTGGAGCACTAGCCGGTTCTTCTGGGTCCGGGGCTCGATCTCGAAGCATGGGGTGCTGGCCAGGGTGTCCTGATCCACGTCCAGTTGGACCTTGCAGGTCTCGCGGCACTCCAGCGTTAACTGGCGCTGAGGGAAGCCTCTGAGACCTAGGTGATAGACCCGGTTGCCGGCGAAGTCCTTGCTCTCTAGGCCGAAGTGCCACGGCTGGCCGCCGCACTGGTAGCCCTTGATGCCGCTTCGGTACTCCACCCGCTCGACGTAGGACTGAGCCTCCATCAGCGGCCTCAGCATCTTACAGGTATGATCGTCCATCCAGATCACGGCCTTCTGGCCGGTCTGTTTCGCCCAGTGGTAGACGATGGGCCACTGCATGATGGCGTCGCCACACTTGCCGGGAAGGGTGAAGATGGTCTCGCTCATCGTGGCTCCTTGACGTACAGGTCGTTGTCAGCGCTACGCATCCGCCTACGGTAGCCGTACTCCCTCAGGTAGGCGTCGTGTTCCCCGACTTGCCAGGCTTCGACCACGATCACCTTGGGTGCCCAGCGAACCAGGTCGCAGCCTTCCAAGACGTCCTGCTCGGCCCCCTCGACATCGAGGCAGAGCACGTCCAAACTCTCGTACTCCCACTTCTCCAGTATCTGGTCCACCGTTCTGACCTTGGTCTTGAACGTCACCCAGTTGCGGATCCCAGCCGATCGCTCGGGATGCGGCTTCAGGGCCGAGTGGGACTCGGGGTTGGCGATGTTGACCTGGAAGTCCTGCTCGTCGGCGGGTTTTTTGTCGAAGGCGCAGTGCACCACCGAGAATCGGTTCAGATCAGCGATATCGGCCAATTCGGGGTTGGGCTCGACACAGATCACCCGCCAGCCGTGCTGCTTCTCCAGCAAGTAGGTGGAGTTCACCGACACCCCATCGGCCGCCCCGATATCGATGGCGTGGCCCCGATAGTCTTCCCGAAAGTAGCCAATGATCAGTTGATGAAGCGGGCCGTTGGGCGGCACCACTTCCAGTCGTCGCTCGCGGTAGACCACGCCGTCAGCCACCTTCACATCGCCGCCCTGAGCCTGGCCAAGCACTTGCCGAAATCCTTGGCGCAGAACCAGAGGAACCGTTCAGCGTCAGCCATCATCCTGGACCTCATCTCGGGGTGGTCGATACAGGCGTGGTGCAAGGCCACTTGGGGAACGTGATGGACCCTGCCCAGCGACTCGGCCAGGATCTGGAGCACGGTGTCCTGGCAGAAGTGCTCTAGTTCTGGGTAGTTGAACCAGCCCAAGGTGTCTAGCCAGTTCCTT